CCATCTTATGATTTTCATAAGACATAATTACTACCTTACCTTTTATTTGTTTTAGTGAAGTTTTGATTTTAACACAGAACAAGTCTGTTGTCAACAGTGTCTATACATAATTAATATATATATATAGAATATAATTACTACCTTACCTTTTATTTGTTTTAGTGAAGTTTTGATTTTACCACAGAATAAGTCGGTTGTCAACAGTGTCTATAAATAAATTTTGAATCTATACATAGAACATACTTATGTCAGCTAATCCTGCAAAAATTGGAAAGGGTCGATACTACCAAGGGTACTACAAACCTACCAATCCAGACAAGTACATTGGCGATCCAGCCAAGATTATATACCGTTCTTCTTGGGAACGCAAGGTCTGTCACAAGTTCGACCACAATAAATTTGTAGTTGCTTGGGGCTGCGAACCTTTTCCTATCTGGTATCAGTCACCAAAGGATGGTATGCCACATAGATATTTTCCAGACTTCATGACAGTCTCGGTAAATAAAGACAGAAAGAAGATCGTCACAATTTACGAAGTCAAGCCCCTTAAAGAAACGCACGCGCCTAAGAAACAAGGCAAGAAAAAGAGTCGTTATCTAAAGGAGCACATCACGTACAAGGTCAACACAGCAAAATGGGAAGCGGCTAAATCCTTGTGTGATCAAAAAGGATGGAACTTCGTCATCTTAACAGAAAAAGAGATACTTGCTAAATGAGCAAAGCAGACAACCTTAGAAAAATTCTTAACAATCCAAAGCATCGAGATCAGAAGAACTTGAAGTTCCCGTCTGACCTCGATTCGAATGGTAGTGGTAACGTAATCCGGTTCAAAATCTCACTGCCTTCCGAATCGAAATACTTTACCAACAAACAGTATAAGAAGATGGAAGATGCGGATGGTAATACGGTCAGACCCGAATACCGAAAGTCGGGTTCGTCCAACTCTGTTGCTAGTCGCTTCGGATCAAATTACAGCATGACCAGCACGACAATCGATCTGTACATGCCGCCTAATATTCAAAGCTCGGACCAGTCAGAATGGGGCTCTACCGAACTTGGTAAAGCGGGTATGGCTATTGAAGGGTTCAAAGGTGCGTTCAATAGCGGAGATATTGGTAAAGACCTTTCCCAAGCATGGCAATCGGTTAAAGAGACTGTACCGCGTGCGCTAATGAACACATTTGCGGGTACTCTACAGGGCGTATCACCAGTTAACGCTATGGATGCGGTTAAGGCAAAGCGCTCTGAAATGATGAACCCATATACGGAAGTCTTGTTTAATGGCGTGAAAAACCGGACGTTTAGCTTCACGTTCAAGATGATCCCCAGAAACAGAAAAGAGCAGGAAACGATTCAGATCATTGTCAGAGAATTTAGATTTCACAGCGCACCAGAGTACGCATCATCAGCACAGAATATGTACATGAGGTTCCCGTCTGAATTCGATATCGAATTCATTCACAGGGGGCAACGCAACCCTTGGCTGTTCCGCATTAGTACGTGTGCGCTAACGAACGTAAGTGTAAACCATTCGCCGGAAGGCCAATATTCGTCATTTGCTGACGGTAGCCCGAGTGCGACCGAATTGACGCTAGAGTTCACCGAGCTTGAGCTATTGACCAAAGAGCGTCACAGAGAGGGATTCTAAATGAGTTTTTTCAAACGATTTCCGTACATCGCTGACTACAAGATTGGGGGAACGCCGACCACGGGTATTGATCTAACAAGGCGAACCAAGATAAGTGAAAAGAACAAAAACGACGAAAGTCTGTTCATCTATTATGACGTAATGGATGGAGAAACGCCGGAAATGATTGCCGACCGCGTGTATGAAGACCCGAGTTTGTATTGGGTCATTCTGCTGTTCAACGAGATTTTTGACATTGACGAACACTGGCCTTTGTCAAACTACGATCTGAACAATTATGTCGATAGAAAATATGATGACCCGTTTGATACCCATCATTACGAATCTGCTGCGACGGGTGCGATAGTAGACTTCGACCACGTGGCATATGACCGCATCAAGGTAACCAACAAAGAATATGAAATCAGGCTGAACGACGACAAGCGCAGGGTGAAGATTCCTGCACCAGAATTCGTGCCCAACATTGTAGACGCACACAACCAATTGATCGAGAAGTGATATGTCAGTATATACGGCATCTGGAAATTATGAGCTAACTAAACTCGTGCTCAGAACCGAAGACTCTAGCCCGGATAATAACACGGGCCTGTTTTGGGACTTGCGACCGTTTTTGGCCGAGGCTTCGCTGTTCGAATCCATAGAAAACGTGGCCATGAGCGGATACGTCGCTATTGTCGAGTCGTTCAATATCAGTGATGTTCTGCCACTATACGGCAACGAAATTGTTGAAATGGAATTCGTCACCGCTGGCTCAGACCATGCGGTGAAATACAGCGGGCGCGTGTATAAGATCACGGACAGACACAGAATCAGTGAGCACGCTAGTGGCTACGTCATCAAGTTCGTTAGCGAGGCGTCCATCCTGTCACAACGAAAGTTCGTCAACAGGGGTTTCAAGTCCACCATTGGCGAAATCGTGGACAGTGTGTACAGAACCAAGCTCTCTGGTTCCGTACAGAAGCCTCTGCGCGTAGAAAAGACTAGAGGAATACACACCTACACGATAGGGGAACAGAAGCCCTTAGAAGCGATCATGTGGCTTTCTAGGCAGGCCAAGTCATCTACCGGCAATAGCGGATACGTGTTCTTCGAGAACCACAGCGAATTTGTTTTCGCCTCGCTAGAAAGCATGTACGAACAAGAGCCGGTTGCACACTACAACAACAAACACTCGGGCGTGTATTCAGACGTTAAAAAGCGTCACGAAGAAGAGTTTGGGCGCATCCAAGACGTGGACATGTTCGAAGAGAATTCTATCTTGGATCGGTACATGGAAGGCTTTCACGGGTCGGAACACATGTACTTCGACATTGTTGAAAAGCGAATCGTAAATTACAAGTTCGACAACGAAAAGGAATTCAAGCCGGAAAAGAGTCTAGGCGATATCGTCAATAAGAAGCCTGTCGAAACCGGGCGCGATCTTATCAGGTTTAGATACGTTGGTGACAGCACGTATACATACGATGAAACACTCAACATCATGAAGATCAAGCAGAGCGAAATGTTCAAGGGCAGAATCGTGGTGTTTGGTGATTCAAAACTGTTGGCCGGCGACATTATCGAAGTCGATTTCCCCAATTGGTCTAGCCACCAGAAAGAGGCTAAAAGTGCGTACTCGGGGAAGGTGTTGATCAGCGGTATCAGACACTTGCTTACGCAAACATCATATTCGCAAAACCTATTGGTTAGAAAAGACGCTTATAAGGACGTGAACGCATGATCCAGACAGACGAATTCACACCATTCTTCGGCGTGGTCGAAGACATTAACGACCCGCAAAAATTGGGTCGCGTGCGCGTGCGCCTGCACGGATACCATAGTCCTAACGAAGCAGAGATTCCGACTAACTTGTTACAGTGGTTTTCCTGTATTGTCAACAACAGTTCGACTATCCTTGGTCGCGGTCATTCGCCAACGGGCTATGAAGTCGGGTCAACCGTTTTTGGTTACGCTCTCGATCCCATGATGCAAACCGGGATTGTAGTCGGTGCGCTCGCAGGTCGGTCAGACGGTATTAACGACGTGTCTGCCCTCGCACGAGAAGACGAGACACACCAGCTTGAAGACATAATGAATGCCAACCGCATCACCGGCATTCGTGGTCCGTTGCGACAGGGCGAATGGGATGAGCCCCAATATACCGACAGTGCAATATACCCAAACAACAAGACTTTCGAAACCCGTAGTGGTCATATATTCGAAGTTGACGACACGCCTGATAACGAGCACCTTCTTGATTATCACCGAACGGGCACGTATGAGCGCGTGGATTGTGACGGGAACAAGACGGTCAAGGTCGTGGGCGACAAGTACGAAATCGTTGCCGGTAATGATAACGTGACAATATTTGGCGACGTGAATCTAACCATTGCGGGCAACCTGAATCAATATGTTCAAGGCGACTGGAACATTCAGGTAGATGGGAACAAGACCGAAGTCATTCGCCAGAACAAGAAAGAAAAGGTTGAGGCTGACGTTAGCGAACATTATGGATCACACAGCACAAAATCGGATGGGTCTATTGCGTATGACGGAGCAACAATCGATTTGAACAGTGGCAAAGCAAGTTCGGTGAGCGCAAAGGTTACGGTGCCGCCTGAATACGATCTGAAATTCGTTCTGCCCACTATTAAGGAATCCGGTCGTTATCTTGCGTTTGACGAACCGGAAACTATTGATCAGACACCAGACGATTACCCAGATGACACACCACCAATTGAGGCGACGGGGAAAGTGGAAGAATCAGACAAACAAGACCAAGAACAGGCTACACCGGAAACAGGTGATTGCTCTGGACTGAAGACCGATCCAATTAATTACGGTCAGTCGTTGAGCCGCCACTTCACGATAGAGGACTTGAGCACGGGCGCACACTACCCACACAGAATTCAGGAGCAAGTAGGTCTGTCTGTAGACGAAATCCTGTGTAATCTCAAGGCGGTGGCGCAAACGATTCTCGAACCTATCTACGAGGAATGGGGTGAGTTTAGAATCACGTCAGGTTTCCGCGTAGGGTCGGGCACGTCTAGACACAATCGTGGCATGGCAGTTGATATCCAAGAACCGAGTTGGAGCATTGACAAACACTTTGAACTTGCGGAATGGATTGCCGACAACTTGCCACAAGACACGATTATCTTCGAGCACGGTAACCGCGTGTGGCTGCATATCGATTTCGACCGTAACAAGAGTGTCCAACGTGGTCGATTGCTGACCATGTATCAAGGCAACTATGAACAAGGTCTAAAGAATTATTACGCATGATCACTTTCACGTCATCATCGGGGCTGCTGACAAACGAAGGCGGGACAAGAGCGAACGCGATTGAAGGCGACACCTTCTCTTTTCAACACGCGGTTACGGAAATGCATGAGGTTGGGGAGACTGAAGAGCCTGTTGTGCTCCGTTTTGTCGTGTCCGAGGGGGAGGTGCCACACAACATTGTTTTAGACCCGGAGACGGGCTTACAGGCAGGCACAGCAACGGAAATGAACCTGTATGCAGAAGAATACATGACGACAGAGAAAATCAATAAAGACGGGTCGAACTACGGTAAATATGGTTCGGCGGCGGATGGATATCGAGATTTTAATTTCGTTGTCAAGTGCTATAACGAAAATGATGAAGCGTATTCTGCCGAACAACAATGCACGATCAGAGTTATCAACAACTATTCATCGGATAGGGACAACCTGTTAATAGAATGGGCGAACGTGTGGGCAGATGACCCCGATAACGCGTTTTATATTGATGGAGAATCGGTTGACGCCCGGACATACATTAAATACAGAAAGGACAACGGGGATTTCCCTAGCTTATGACCGTACCAGTAACGAGAAAAGGCGATTCATGCACAGGGCACGGTTCATTCCCTCCAAGACCAAGTTCGGAAGGGAGCGCAGACGTGTTTGTAAACGGGATCGCCGTTCATCGAGAGGGTGATGCATGGGTTCCTCACGGTTCGCCATCACCATCGCCTCCCCATTCATCTAACCTAAAATCAGGATCATCAACAGTCTATGTCAACGGAAAACAAATTGGGCGCATTGGCGACCCTGTGGCGTGCGGTTCAGCGGTTGCTCAAGGGAGCGCCGACACGTTCGCAGGCGGATAATGACAAAGTAATCGGTATCAACGCGCAGCCACAAAGCAAGCCCGCTTCTAAAAAACGAAAAGATGTTCTGGTATTGACCAGACATTATTTCAACAACTGTACCAGAGGCGTGATCACGTTTCCAGACGGGTACAAGCTTCACACGATTGAAAACCCGTGGAAGGAAAACAAGCAACGCCTGTCTTGCATTCCCGAAGGTTCTTACGAGTTGCGTATGCGCGCTTCCCCTGTGGTTCAACGCACGTCTAGAGGCAAGTATGTAGAAGGATGGGAAGTCGTTGACGTGCCCAATCGTTCATACATCATGTTCCACATTGCCAACACTGCGGCAGACGTAGAAGGTTGTATTGGTGTGGGCGTGCGCGAAGGCGAAATTGCAGGTAAGCCTGCCGTGCTCAAGAGCAGAGTCGGATTCAACAAGTTCATGAACAGCATGAAGGGAAGAGACGTGTGGACCCTAGTCATTCGTGAGGACGGATAATGAGAAAAGATATCGATTTCAATCTCACCGCTCACCCTCTAAATGGAGACTTGTCAACGAAAGCTGGCGAGTCTGCTATCAGGCAATCGGTCAAGAACGTGGTGTTGACAAACTTTTATGAACGGGGATTCAACATTCCGTTCGGGTCTAATGTCAGGCTGTCTTTGTTCGAGAATATTGGTGTTCTTGAAGTGCAAACGCTCAAAGACCAAATACATGAAGCGATTCGAATGTATGACACCGATATCGACGTTTTTGACGTGTATGTAGAGCGCGGAGACAATGAAAACGAATTGAAGGCCATCATCATATACACAGAGGACTACAACCCAGAAAAGAAGATCATAAATATCAACCTCTTTAGAACTAGGTAAATACCTGTAGTTCATTATAACAACCGGATAGCGAAATGGCAACACGTAAAGAGCTAACCCCAACTTCGTTTGATCACGAAGAGCTAAAACAGTCGCTAATCGATTTCCTCGCCTCTACTCAAGAGTTCGGGGATTTCAATTATGAAGGCTCGGCAATCAACACATTGGTCGATCTCCTGACTCGAAACAGCGTCTATGCCGCCTACATGGCGAACATGGTCGCAAACGAGTCTTTCATCGACAGTGCCCAACTGCGAGCAAACGTAATCTCGCACGCGCAAAAACTGAGTTACCTACCGCGTAGTGCAGTGGCTACACGTCTTATTTGTGACATTGAAGTAACACCCGCTACCGTGACTGGTAATGAAAAATCTATTGTCATGCAACCGGGCACGGCGTTCATTGCCAACTTTGATGGGGTCGCGTATTCGTTTACCACGCACGAATCATACACGTTAGCGTTTTCCACAACACGCGGTACGTTCATGGCTAGAGACGTGATGTTGTATCAGGGCCAGCGCATTAAAAACTCGTTTGCTTATGATGGCATCAACAGCATCGTCATTCCTAACCAACTGTGTGACCGATCAACCCTTCGTGTCGTCAGCGACGAAACCAGCGAGGCTAGTTCATACAAGGTCTATAAGCAAGCGACCTCTATCAGCGATTTGAGCGCGGGTAACGCGTTGTACTTTTTGAAAGAGAACACCCGTGGTCGGACCGTTATCGAGTTTGGTAAAAACCTCCTTGGTAGAGAACCAGCCGAAGGAACGACATTCGAAATATCTTATATTATGACAGAGGAAGATCATGCGAACGGAATTTCTAAACTAATTGCGGCATCAACAATTGATGGTTATTCGGATATCAGCATTGATGTTACAACCAATGGCTATGGTGGGTCAGACAAGGAAGATACGGAATCTATTAGATTCGCCGCACCAAAACTCTACCAGATTCAGGACCGGGCATTGAGCGCAAGCGATTACGTTCCGCTGCTAAAACAGAGATTTTCGTTTATCAAATCCGCTATCTCATGGGGCGGCGAAGAAAACCTTCCTCCAAGGTATGGGGCAGTGTTTATTTCGGTTGTGAGTGACGAAGGTGGGTTGATAACCAATTCGGTTAAACAACAAATGGAAAACTACCTTAACGACAAGAACGTAGGGTCCATTACCCCTGTGATCACCGATCCGGTGACGTTCGGAATTGATTTAGACGTGTCTTTTGTATATGACGAGCGATACACTAAGTACACATATAACGACGTTGTATCCGCTATAAAAACTACTGTTGAAAACTACAACAGCATGAGTCTAGACGGATTCGAATCGTTTTACAACGAATCCGAGCTAAGCAAGAGAATCCTAGATATTGACGGGATTACCAGTTTGGAAATCGATAAATACGTGTTCAACGACGTTACGCCCGTTCTAGGTACAGAAGCAATCTACCAAGTCAACTTCGATAACCCGGTCGTGCGCGGAACCGTTGAAATGATTGGTTTCAAAATTGCGGATGCAGAAGATCACAAACTCTATGACGATAAAGAAGGCGGTCTTTGGGTAGATTACTATATCGAAGGTAGAAAAACTGTAGTATCGGCCGGCAAAATTGATTACGAGAAAGGGGTTATAGATTTTAGCATGACAATGTTGCAACAAAGTCCTGATGATATTCGTCTGTACTGCAAGGTCGAGACAGACAACTTTTACGTCCGCCACAATAAGACCGTGTATATCAACAACGTGAAAACGGCCATGCTCAGCACCAAGACTCGCCGTTCTGAAGTTCTTCTCCTGAATAACGAGTAATACAATGGCCGACACAAGAGACACAATCCAGAGCCAGATTCCGCAGCACATTAACGAGGACTACCCTCGTTTTGTGCAGTTCTTGAAGGCGTATTATGAATGGCTTAACGCCGAGAACAATCCTTATCGTGAACTCAAGAATCACATGGATTATCTCGCGTTTGAGAAGTCGGTTGATGAATACGTAGAATTCATGAAGGACGAATACTTGCACAACCTACCAGATTCGGTAGCGGTTGACAAGGAAATGTTCATCCAGTGGTCGAAGAAATTTAACCTAAGTCGTGGTTCCCACGAGTCCTTCAGGTTCTTGTTCAGCGTGCTCTACGGCGAAGAAAACACGAGTATATACTTGCCGAAGGACAACATTCTGAAAACGAGTGATGGCCGATGGGTGAGTGGTCAGTCCGTCATGCTGGTGACGTACAACGCCGAAAGTTCGAAGCTGTTCCAGTACCAGAAGATCGTACAGACCAGACCTATCTACAAGGATATCGTTGAGACGGCCACAGCCATCGTTGAGAGCGTTAAAACCAAGTACCTAGGCCGGTTCATCGTTACCGAACTTTCGATCTCTAATATCAAGGGAGAATTCGTACAGGGATATCCAATTGAAACCGAGACGGGTGCGCTCGAATACATGATTTCGAGTGTTGACGTTCCTGCCATCGAGAACAAGGGTACGAAGTACCAGATTGGTGAACGCCTGTACCTAGAAAATGCGGACACGCATTGCGTCGAGCGTGATGCCAAGATTAGCAACGAATTCGATACCCGCGTGTCGTCATTCTACACCAAACAGGACGTAAGCGTAAGTGTAAACGGGACAACTCTTCTTGATAGCGAATACGATTATGACGGGAGAACAATCGTCAGCGACATGATCATGGCTGGCGATATTGTGAGAATAGAAATGCCGTCTTACGGCGGGTATATCGTTGTTGACCAGATTGACGAGAGTCGAGGCGTGGTCACAATTGACGTGCTTGAGTCCCCAGTCATGTGCGACGAAGTGAATTCGTACAACGTCATTGCTGACGGTGCTGGTACGGGCCTAGTTGCTACAGCCAATCCCGGTTTCATTAGAAAAGTCAAGGGATATTACGTCGGGACGAAAGGTCAGTTGTCGTCGAACATGTATATCCAAGACAGCTACTTTTATCAAGACTTTTCTTACGCGATCAGAACCGAACAGGACTACCGCAAGTACGCGGAAATCGTGAAGGAAATTCTACACCCGGCAGGTCAGATTATGTTCGGCCAGATTTCGGTTGTCAACGTGATCGAGCTAATCATCAAGTATACCGACATTCCGTCCATTAACAACCTGCCTATTGACACGTTCGTTCACAAGTATGGCTTGGGAACCAATTGGGTTAGCGTCAGACGGTTCAAAGACGATATTGATCAAAGCAATCACAGGCTGTATCCGCAAGGGTATTTTGACAGCATTGACCCACTGTATTTCGTTGGCGAGTCTGGCTATCAATACGAAAGCGAGTATCTAGCCGAAAGATTTGACAACTATGATTACCCAAATCTTCGCGGGCCTATGACCAGAACGAATCTGATGGATCAGCACTTGTTTATCCAACAGCAATACGTTCAAGACCCGGATTCGGGCGACCTATATTTTGAAACTGGTTATACATCAGACATTACACCATAAATAATACCAAACAACACACGAAGGTAGATCAAACCTATGCCTATTAACCCGAATAATTTGACATTCAGATCAGATGTTGGGCGTCCTCTTTCTTACCAAGAGCTTGACACCAACTTCAACGAGATCAAGATTCTTGAACTGGAATGGATTGATGCTATCGACATTCGAGACGCGAGTCAAGCCTATTCCGAGCTTTCGCAAGAGTGGGCAGAGAATCCAGAAGATACGGAAATTACGGGGTATGCCGGTTCGTATTCTTCACTCCATCACTCTACAAAGTCAGAAGCAAGTGCTAGCGCGGCCCTGAATTCAGAGCAAAATGCGGCATCAAGTGAGAGTGCCGCATCAACATCAGAAACAAATGCAGCAACTTCCGAGCAAAACGCGGCGACCTCCGAATCTAATGCTGCGGGTAGCGCAAGTGCGGCATCAACATCAGAAACAAATGCGGCTCAATACGAACAAGACACGCTATCTCTTCTTGAACAGTTTAACGATAGGTATTATGGCGCACTTGCATCTGACCCGACAACAGACCCAAATGGTAACCCTGTAACCGAAGGTGATTTGTATTGGAACACCACAAATTCAAATCTTCGCGTTTATGACGGCGCGTCTTGGTCCGTTATTGATTTGTCTAATGTAACAAGCGTTGACGGTAAAACTGGTGTTGTAGATTTGAGCACTGTATATGCGTCTATTTCACACACGCACCCGGCCGCCCAAGTAGGCGCCTACACCACCGGCGAGGTCGATTCGGCCCTGTCAGCCAACGCCACCGCCGACCGCGACCGCGCCAACCACACCGGCACGCAGCCCTTGAGCACGATCAGCGATGCGGGGACGGCGGCAGCATCAGACACAGGCACAGCCGCGACCAACATCCCCACAACAGCAGACGCAGACGGTCGCTATTCCCGCCTT